GCGTCTTGTTGGTTAGCGTTTGCGTGTTTGTTGTGCCAACCACCGCACCAGTCGCACCATGCGCAGTAGTCGTGTTGGCAATGTGACTCGTGGCATTTGAGAGAACGCCAGCGTGAGCGGTCGTGCTGTTCGCCTCATGATTCCTAGAGTCCTGAAAATCCGCACCATAATAAGCGTGCCGCACCTCAGCACCATTATCGTGCGCCTGCGCTGACGTGCCACCCACCCCGCGAGTCACCGTCAACGTGGTGCCACCAACAGTGGTAACCGTCACCACTTCTTCAACACCCAAACCGGGGTCCAACAGGAGCGTGAACGGCACCGTGGGTAGCCCCGTGGTCACATCCACAATCAACGAGGCGGCTGCACCAGTGATCGACCCGACCAAATGCATCAGCCCTGCTGTCGAGCTGTAGTTCCTACTTGCGGCCATTGGGGTTCCTTTTGTTGGTGCTCAGTAAACGGTGAAAGAATCAGTGCGAGGAGGTCAGCCCGCTGCGGTGGTGGAGGTCATCTGCACGGCGGACCAGTTGATCGTCATCGCCGCCCATGTCGCGGCGGCAGTGCCCGCGTTCATAAGGTAGATGTTCCCCGCAGTCGGGGAAGTCATGGTAATCCGGGCAACGAGGTAATACGACCCGCCGGGGGCTGAGGCCATGGTCACCTGGACCAGCGGGTTCACGGTGAAGCGCCCCGTGGGGAAGGTGACCGCGACCGAGGCCACACCGCCTGCCACCACGGCGGTCCCGGCGAGGCTCACCGACCCGGCAGCCTGGGCGAACGGTCTGGCTGCGTCGGCCGAGATTGCTGACGGGGGAATGTTATAGAACGTGTTTGTCAAACCGCTCATCGACTTGTTCGTCAACGCTTGCGTCGCAGCATTGCGGGTCACATCAGCAGGTAGCGAAGACACCGGCAGGTTGGTGAAAGTGTTTGCTGCCCCGTCCAACCGTTTATTCGTCAGGGTTTGAATGTCCGTCGTACCAACCAGCGCACCGGTAGCCATCAGCGCGTCCAGTGAATCCTGCAAGGGTACAACCTGTTCAACGCTTCACGTTCCTGCATCAACCGCAACCTGTACTTCTGCTCGTAGTATTTCGCCACAGTGATAGCCCCACCATGCGGGCGAGGAGAACCCATCTCCTCCGCCGATGCGTACTGCACCTGCAAACGTGACACATCCAAGTTCGGGATAACACGGGCCATCGTCCCCAACACAACCAAGTCCTTAGCGGACTCCGTCAACCCTGTTATCGAGAAAAGGTCCGTTTCCGCAACCAACGGAATAGGGGTGATTGCGTACACAACCTGCACGGTGCGACCAACGGGGATGCCCCACAAGCGCACACACCTACCCGTAGGGAAATCGGTCAGGTTGGTGGAGTTCTCCGCCTCCCAACCCTTAACCCGCTCCCAGTTGTTCAGGTAGTTTTTCCACCGCACATCAAGAATGGCAACAGCTTCCGCAGGAACAGCCCACCCCGTCTTTATCACACTGCTGTACGTGAACTCTGTGGTTGCTACGGCGTACACGTCCGGCCACAAAGCCTGAATGTGGTTGTTCACCTCGCGCGCCACCGCTGAGCGCGGCACTGACGGGGACACCACAACCGTGTCCCCAACATCATGCGTGGTGGCAGTGGTGCCTTTCCAACCCCTACCTTTGGGCAGCAACGTGACCGTGTTTCCTGTGTCTGACTTGGTTTGCACCCACATCAGTTCGGTGCCAATCTCGATCAGCCCACGACCCAACGTGGTCGCATCATCCACCGTGATGGTGGTGTCGGTGAGGCCGACAGCGTTGGTGACAGCGGTGACCTGATCAGGTGCAGCCGAGTACCCTTGCAGGTTGGAGAGAATCTCCTCAAGGACATCGCCAAAGGTCGCGGTCATGGTCTCTCTTTCAGGCGGGTGGTGCGAGTGCGATGGACAGCAGGATCAGGGCGACCCCGAGGGCGAGCGCGAGCAGCGACCGGGACAGGATCGGGTCCACGTCAGTTGCCTGTCAGCGCTTGCCAGATGTTGACCACGACCAGGGCAGCTGCGGCGATTGCGAACAGCTTGGTGATCGGGGACCAGCCCAGCGCCGCACGGGTGGCACTTTCCCGTGCAGCCGCCTGCGCTTTGTTGGATTCCGAGAGGGCAGTCGCTTCCACCGCTTCCTTGGCTTCCTTCAACGCCAGGGCGAGCGCCTCGGCCTTTTCCGTGCTGGCTTTGGCGCCTTCCTTGAGGCTCTGTGTCGCCGACTTCAAGGTGCCGATCTCAGACTCGTGTCGGTCAACTCGGGCAATGACCCCGGAGACTCGGTCGGCCACAAGGTTCAGCACGCCTTCCATGCGGGCGAGTTGAACTGGGGTGTTCTCGGCCTGCGGTGTGGTCATTGTCAGCCCCTCAAAGGGTTGGTAGGCGTTCAGGAAATGTTGACGGGCTGAGGTCCGCGCTGCGCGGACTGTTTGGCACGCCACTGTGCCCGTTCGACGTTGGAAACAGTGCTGATAATGTAATCAATGATGAACTGCCGGGCATTCTCCGGGGAAACGTCAGAGTATTCACCCGCGACGGATAGTGCTGCGACAACCCGTGTTGCGTCGGCGTCAGGTATGGTTACGCTGAATATTGCCATTACAAATCTCCACGGTAAGGTTTATTGAATTGGTCGCTCTTATCAAGGGCTGCGCGAATGTCTTTAGTCTGCGTTGTCTCAGGTTGGATGCCCTGCGCAACCGTGTCCCCATAAAGCTGCGTTTCTTTATCAAACGCCTTCTGCCGGGTCATGCCGAAGCTGGGGCCTGTCGTTTCCAACCCCACGGTCGCCAGATTCTTGCTTCGCAGGCACTCGCCGTAGGAGCCATGGTCCTTGGTTTGGCACGATGATGCGCAAGACACGTCAAACCCCCGCCACGGGGCTGGAAGGGGCCTCTACGGGGGCGTTAGGGGTTTGCCACACACCATAAGCGACGAGGAACGGCTGGAAGCCGGCAATCCACGCACCAACCACGTCGGGCAACTGGTGCGAAGCAATCAGTAGCAGGGCTGACGACACCAACGCTGCAATACTTTTGCGCACATACGCAGGGTTAGCGAAGAAACGCTTAAGGGCGCTCATTGTTTTATCCTCAAAGTTTCGGGATGATTGCCGTTAGGACCCAAAAGAAAAGACCTGCAGCGACAAGGTTAATGCGGGAAGCCACCACGCCAAAGGCGGCAAGGGCAAACAAGACAGCGGCAACAATAAGGCAGATAAGAACGAACAAGGTAAAGCCTTCCTTAACAGTTGTTATGAATCGGCACTTGGTCGGACAGCCACATGCGGTTATAATGTGTGTATGGACGTGAAACAGAGACTTGAACACGGGCTGGTCGGGCAACCTAACGGGTGTCGTGAGTGGCAGGGTTACCGCGACCCCGATGGCTACGGGCGGATCGGAGACGGTGCGGGCAAGATGCCGCGCACGCATCGCCTTGCGTGGGTCCTCGCCAATGGACCCATCCCTGTCGGCCTGCACGTGTTGCACCATTGCGATAACCCGCCTTGCGGCGAGACTGAACCCTCCGAGGAGTACCCGGAAGGTCACCTGTTCCTCGGAACAAACGCTGACAACGTTGCAGACCGTGACGCAAAGGGGCGGGGTGGGAATCAGAGGAAAACCCACTGCATTAGAAACCACGAGTTCACCGAAGCGAATACCTACGTGTACCAGGGGCGACGATATTGCAGGACTTGCATGCGCGCCTCCACGGTGCGTAGGCGCGCCGAGAAGCGTCAGGTCGTTACGATGTAAGCTGCGTATCCAGCCGCCGTCAGATCGGTAACCTCGGCGTCACTAATGGTGTAAGAACGCCCCCCCATATAGAATGCTGAACTAAACTTGATATCATCATCGTCGGCGTCAACAACCTGGGTGTAACCACCGGCTGCGTCACGGATAACCCCATACCCGACCTGACACCATTTCATCCGGTCAAACAAGTGACTGGCGGGACCGGGGTGGGGCTCGTTGAGGGTCCACGTCGGCGGAGTGAATACTGATGTCATCGCAGGCTCCTAACGGAAGAAGGTTGGCACTGCGGCCCCACACTATAAGCGTGAGGCCGCAGTGATACTAACTACTATCAGCCAATCGCCGCGAGCAGCGTTGTGGAACCGGAGTAGTTCACGACCAACGACTCCTGGCGAACAATCTCGAAGTCGAAGTCGCCGTACCAGCCGATAGGCTTGAAGCGGTTGAGGCGGTCAATGACCGGCCCAATCACAACACCAGGCTCGACAACAACAGACTCTCCGAGGGCTTCCCGCCCGAAGAAGTACGACCGGGCAACCTTCGCAGCAGTGGCACCGTCCGCGGCAACCCGCGTGCGGGCATTCTCCACGAAGCGGACACCCTCAAAGGCACCAATCTCGCCCTTCCAAATGTTCTCCTGCGACGCGCCATACTCGTTCGGCACACGCCAACCACCAGAGCCGGTCTCCCTGCGGAGTTCGTAAACCGCGCTGGGGTGAACACCCGCAGCGTAGAGGTCCCCGAACCACGGAATGGACTGGTTGACGCGGAGTTTCAGAACAGACTGGCGAACCGCGTCAGCGGTCAGCACCGTCGCAGCCGTAGTGGTGGCGATGGAAGTCGCCGCACCAGAGAACTGCGTCTGCGTCCCGTTAGCGAGCTTGTCCTGAATGAGTGCATCCACGGTCTTACGGCAGTGATCCGCAACCGCGCGAGCGATCACAGGGTCAACGGCGACCATGGTGCGGTTAGCCAGCTTGAGGGTCCGCACGTTGGCGAAACCATACTCAAGAGGGGTGAACGTCACGGTGGTGGTGGCGGGCAGCTTGACCGCCTGCACATCGACTTCCTCACCAAGAGGGGTCTTTGCGGCAGTAACAGTCGCATCCGAGAAGTACTGGTTGAACTGAATCGTCTGCGAGGAGCCAGTCATGGGGACCTGTTCCGGGCGGGTGTCAACAAACATCCGGTACTGCGGGGATGCGTTAAGCGCCCAACGGAACAGCAGGTCGAAGGCCGGCTGGACCGTTGTGGTCGAATAACCACCAGTCGTGGCGATGCTGGTAAAGACATCAGCCATTGGTATTACCTTTCAGAGTAGTTACTTGACGATGTGCAGGTCTTTCAGGCCCTTAACAACGTCTTCGAATGAGGTCGCGTTTTCACCCACCCGTGCGATGGCTTCCAACTTCTTGTCACCGTTGATGAGTCCCGGTGCCGAATTGGCGTCCTGGTTTTGGACTCTCAACATGGCGGCTTGAAGCTGGGCCTGCTCCGGTGTCAGGTCTTCGTCCTGTTGGGGTTCCTCACTGGAAGACTCGTCGCTACCCTTTGTGGGGTCATAACC